AAAAGATGTTCCATTATATCTTAAAACTATATCCTCTGTCGTTGAAATTTGTCCTCTATCAGGATCTGTTGTTCCATCTGCTTTTTTTATGTTTTTAACTCCAGCTCCATTAACATTAACAGTAGATGGTCCGGTATTAGGATTACCAGGACGATAAATAACAACCATACCATTAAAATATCCTTCACCAGCTGTTGCAGAGACGGGTGATTTAAAAGGAGAAACAGGGCTTAAAACATAAGCATTGGCAGTTCCGCTATCTGTATAAAATTGACCAGCACTTGAATATCTTGCAGAACCAGTTGAGATTTGCTCAAGATTTGTTAGTGAGGGTGTTTGACCACTCGTAGAAATTAAATTATCAATTTCTGCTAATTGGTTAAATTCAGAAGCGGATATTGTGTTTCCATCAACTTTTGATGTATTTATATCAGACATAGTTCTAAAAAATAAAATTATAAAGCATTAGAATACCTAAAAAATAATTGAGTATTCGCAGGCTTTAATTTGTTAAATAAACAATTTAAAATCTCAGGCTGTTGAGCAGTCAAAGTAAAAGGTAAAGTTAAAGGAAAACCAGCAGGTTGCAAAGACGCTGGAAGCGTTATAACAATTGTAAAAGGTGCAGATGCTTGACTAATTAATAAAAAAGGTAAAGTTAAAGGAAATGTTGAAGTATCAATACCATTAGAAACTTCAATATTATAGCCTAAAATTAGAGCAATATTTTTAAATTGTTTTTCAGTAGTTGCGTTAATTCCTGATAATTTAAGTAAAATATTTAATCTTCTTTGTTCTATAGTCGAAGCAACAGGAATACAAGAGTCTGGTATTCCAACAAATTCTTCAAATTCTTCAATTAATTTAGTAGTGGTTGTTGGATTATATTCGTTAGAAACTTCATTTATTTTATTTTTAAAATTTAACCATTCACTTGCTAAACCAATTAATATTTTACGAAGCACCGAGCCTTCCTTGTTTTTAGCTTGATGCAATCTATCATCTCTTAAATATTGCCCTAATATATCTGCTTGTTGTGTTTGTGTTATTTCTTTTAATAGCATTATGGGTAAGTTATTGTTCCTAAAATAGCAAGTTGCGTGTCGCTTATTGCTGTGTTACTTGATGGTAATGATAAAGTAAAAGTTGGCGAGTTGCCTTCTTCATCTATTACGCTATAAATTAAAGCATTTAATTCATTTAAAGTAATATCACCTCCTACATTAATAGAGGCACTTTTAAAATAATCTGTTAATGCCTGACTTATTGCTGTTTTCATTGCAACAGTGTTAGGACTTAGTGTAGAAAATGTTATATTAATAGTTATAGGTGTTGGTGCTGATACTATAACATAACTATCTGGCGTATTAGCAGGCTTAATTCCAGTTTCCGGATCAATTATTGTATCTTTAACAGCGTTAGCTTGTGAAGCTGTTGGAATAATATTTGAATCATTATCTCGAGCAAAATAAGCCGTTACATATCCAGCAGACGGGGTCGCGTCTTGAATCCAAACTCTTGTTACTCCTGCGTTTTTTTCTTTTATAAAAACAGGTAAGCCAGCTTTTGTGAAAGGTGCAGTAAAATTTGAGCATCTTTCTTTTAGTCTTGCTCTTAATAATTCATCTGTTTCTGTATCTAATCCAAGAGTTAAGCCATCATAGCTTATATAGCAAGTATTATCAACATTAACAATTGGACTTACTAAAGACAATTGAGAACCGCTAGAAGAATTGCCATTACTACCATAATCAATAGCTTTTATTGCAACATAAGCAGTTGTGAAACTTGCATTAATTGTTCCAGTTGCTGGGGTTGCAGGGCTTCCGCTTACTGTGTAAGTAAATTGAGTATTAGAAATAACACTAATTACCGCAGTAATATTATATTCACTTTGTGAAGCTCCACTTATAGTTACAGAAACCCCAGTTGCAAGGTTATGGTTTGATAAAGTTGTAGCTGTTGCAATGCTTCCGCTTCTTGTTAAACTTGATAATCCAATTGTTTGGGCTGATATTGTTGCTGTTGCTTGTGTTTCGTATTGCGTGCCGTCGGCTTTTTGAATTGCAGTTGCATTGGGTATTGATGTTGTAGCAATACCAGTGAAAACTGCGTAGCCTTCTGCTTTAACAGGATCTTTGCGAGTTATACCAAACCAAGATGCCCACAATTCTAAATATTCATCTGTTGCAGTTTGTGGAAATAATTGTTTTAAAACTTCTTTGATAAGATCATTATTTTCATCAAAACCTGCTGACATTGACTTTACAAAACTAAGTGCTATCGAGTTTCTTATATTAGGGTCAATATGTTTTGATGAATCTAATTGACCTGCATTATGAGCAAGAATAAAAGCATTAGTAAGTCTTTCTTGAATTTGTGATATGTTTGGAAATTCAAAGGCCATTAGAGATTTAAAAATAAATTATAATACTTACTATTTGATTGTAGTTTATTTATTAACTCTACTTCAATTTTAAGTTCATTATTTACGATTGTTGCTTTTGTAATAGTTTTTGAAATTATCTCATCATCAATGAGCCACCTTAAACCATCATTTACTGCACTTTCGATTAAATGTAAATTTGTATTTACTTGCTTTGCTTGATCTATATAAAACCAGAGAATTGATCCGATTTCATAACCAGCAATTGCATTAAATTCATTTGTAAAATGTCCCCTTCTTAAAGATGGTTCAGATATTTTATTAGTTCTTTTTTCACAAAAAACTGACATATAAACCGCAGTATCAATACTATCAGTTTTAGCATAATCACCATTTTCAATGCTAAAATCAAAGTAACCTTTTGATTGATCTAGTTTAAAATCTATTGCCATTTTTATTATTTTTTTTATTATAAAAATATAAAATATTTATACTAAATCAAATAGGTAAAATCACTAAAAGACTATGATAATAAAGGGCTATATAACAGAAACAGACGGCACCTACGCAACAGTTGTATCTTTTCAAAATCAAGTTTTTGATGATGTGCTATTGATTTATCCCTACGGTTTTCAATCAAATATTAAACCAAGTGAATCAACACTAGTACTATTATTCGGTGGTTTAAATAGTAATACTAATTTATTTGGTATTCCTTACGATATAATAACTCAATCAACATTAGAGGCAGGAGATAGTGAGATTAAAAATAGGGTTTCAAATAACGGATTTAAAGCGGGTGCTAGTAAAAATACTATAAAAGGCGATACTGATTGCGATAAATCTTTTAATGCTTTATCTTATAAAGTTAATAATATTAAAGTTGTTGGAAGCCAACAACCGACTATTGCAAATCCAGCAGGAGGAGTTACAATTGATGTTGAAGCAAGAGTAGCGATTGCAAGTATAATCACAGCTCTAAAAAATCATGGTCTAATTGCTTAAATGATTAAGTCGCTAGCAAAGTTATTTCCTAAATTCTTAACACCATCTAAAGTAAATGCTCCTTGCTCTACTATGTCAAGTATTGTGAATGAGCCTCTTAATGTTTGTAAAAATTGAACCCCTTGAATTAAAAATGTCCCTTCAATTTCCATGCTATAGTCAATAATATCAACAAGCCTGTTGGGTTGCCATAAAGTATTATTGCTTGAATAAAAACCAAGTGTTGTGCAAGTGTATCTTGAACCTTTTGCCCTTTTAACATTAATATTCCACTCAGCTAAAGCTTTTAATGATCTGCTTTCGCTTGCTGTGCTCATTGTTAAAATTTTTCTTCTTGTTTTTCTTATCTGTGAATCTGTTGCTATACCTTTTTGTGAAATACCTGTTTTTGTATGAGTTTTATTATTACTTTGAGAATAAACTTCAATAAGATTAAATCTATCAACAGTTGACAATTTTAGTTTAGATGTCAAAATATTTGTACTTGATGTATAATCATTAATGAGCATATTTTTTACAATGTCATCATCTTCTCTGATTATTGTTAAATTACCTTCACTATCTATTTTTAATAGTACTTGTAATTTTTTAGCGTATTGATCTAGAAAATTAAAAATAGACTGTCCAGACTCTGTCTTTATTTTTTCTGTTGCTTCTAAATTTAATGTTCCTACTTTATTAATAACTTTTATAGAAAAGCCGTTATCTTTTAAAACAAGATTTACAAGTTTTTCAAAATTTCTTTGAGCATAAGATTTTTGAATTATATTTGAATCAATAATATCTCCGCCTATATCTCTTCCTGACGCTGTTTTTGAATGAGAATCGCTTGACACTTCTTTTTCTATATCTTCAATAAAGCCAGTAATAAAAAGTTTATCATCAATATAAACTTTGGCACTTTGACCAAGTTTAATATCGTTTACAATTTTTCCTAATTTTGTTTCTTTAACTGTACTTGTAAATGAGAATGAAGAGCTAAAATTTTCTAAAGAACTATTAACAGCAATTTCTGTGAAGCCTTCATATTTTATATTATCTATTTCTAAATAAATTTTATTATTAAACATTAGTCAAAATCTTTATATTGCCTTGGATCTGCGAAGTATTACTAAAATTATTTAATAATCTAATTGTTTCTTTTAAGTCAAGTGATCCATAAAGTTTATAAACTAAAACATTTAAAGATATTGGATTAAAAACTTCATAATCAGCAACATTGGGCAAACTTATAGCTAAATTAGAGAATATATTATTTGCCTCAATTTTCATCTGTACTAAATCACTATATAAATCTTTATCAATACCCGATAATTGATTAAAACCATTTTCTAAATCAGTAATAACCTCGTTTAATTCTTGCAAATTACTATAGTCAATATTAACCGAAGCATCATAAGCAGTTGCAAGAACCGCAACATTTACAAAATTATTTAATTGATCTTGATTGTTTTTAATATCTAATTGTATTTGTGATTTTCCAACAATAGCTTGATCACTTTCATTAAAGCCAAATAGTTTTTTTGTTGTACTAAATAAGTCTTTTGAGTTATTAAAAGCAACGGCCATATTATCAAACGAAGTGCGGAGATTTGAAGCTAAAATTGACGGAGATTGTACTAATTTATTAGCACTTGCAACAATTTGATTTAATGAAGTTGTAAAATCTGCAAAACTATCACCTGCACCTTGGATTTGTTTAGCAACATTATTTATTTTATTTGCTGTTCTTTTAAGTGTTTTAACTCCAGAGTCAAATTTTGCTTTAGCATTTTTTACCGACTTCCAGCCAGCATTAAAAGCATCTTCATTTTTACCAAGTACTTTTGATTTTAAACTAGCTAAAAAGCCTTTGCTTCCTTTTGTTTTAACTGGTAAAATATTTAATGAAGCTATCTCAAAATTAATTTGAAATTTTGTTATTCCTAGTTCTCTTATACTTTCACTGAAAGTATATCCTACACAAACAACTTTTAGATCGCCTATAGAAGGGTGTACTAAATCACCAATCCCTTCTTGATCTAAAGCTTCTATTAAAGAATCTCTATCAGCATAGGAAACATTATCATCAGTATAAACATTTAAAGTAAATTTCTTTTCTAATCCGCCTAAATCTTCAACATATCTTTCTTTCTTGTTTGGATATTCGTGACTTACTGTTTTTCTTCCGCCACTTGCATTATAATCTTGATAAAAGAAATAGGCTTCTCTAAATTGTCCTTCGGATAATCTTGATGTATTAAATACTGTCATTACGACCCCGCAAATACTGCGTTAACGCCGACAGGCAAGAAATTGTTAGCTTTTGGAGTAAATCCAGCACTAGAGCCTTTAGGCAGGCCATTAATATTAACATCTAATTGACCGCCTGCTGTTAGTTGCTGTGGTTTATTTATTTGCGTTTGTTGATTTAGTTCTGGTGAAATTATTTTTGATAATTTTTCAAGTCCGATAAAATCTAAAACAATAGCAGTATCAGTCCTAAATTTATTTATTAAATCC